TTTACCTGTGACAATATTAACTGCGGTCGCTAAGTTACCTTCCAACGCATCTATCAGTCTTACTCTACCATAAGTGGCAGCAACTAAATTTTGTGTTATTCTCGCTAAAACTGGTCCTTGTTTATTTTCTCTAATGTGTCTCGCAGCAAACTTCATCAACCTTGACTCATTGTCGTAGTTGTCAGTTGTCATTATACTAATTAAATTACTATAACTACCTTGTACAAAATATTCGGGATATAAACCTAAATCGTCCGCCCTCGTTAAATTTCTTAAATTTTCTACAGTACTAAAATTTTCTGTAGTAAACGTATTTGAGTTTTGGGGTACTGACAAGTAAGTGTTTAGATTATCGTCTACGTCTCCCTGACTCATGTTTGAATGGTCACTAAGAGACTCTACAGCGTATGCGGAACTAGTAAATGTCTGAGGACCGTTAGGTTGTTGTAACGTCCTGTTTAGTATACTATCCCTAAATTGACTTGTAGAATCGAAATCTAAGTTACTTGGCATAATTTCTTTTTAATATAAATAGATTTAAGATGAAAAACCCTCAAATTAATTAGGATCTAAATAACCTTCACCTTTAACCCATCTCTCAGGATTTAATGACCATTCCTTTTGGTAGAACCCACTGATTGCGTCTTTAGCCTTAATTTCGACTTCATGTTTAACTGTCTTATCTTGTTGGGTGGTTTCACGAGGGGTGTTTTCAGGTTTCATAAAATCTTTTTTCACATCAATTCCTAAAGTTTCTCTTGCCATTTCCGCAATTTTAGCACCACTCTTACCAAATTGTTCTACTAATTTATCTGTACCTGCAGTAAGCATTGAACTAAATTCAGTACCCGCGTCTTTAGCATCCATCTTAGAAAGTTGTTTTACGGTCTCATCCGCAACACCCGCAACTCTTAATCTCGCCAATGTAGCTAAGTAGTTAACATCCCTACTCACATTTTCAATTAAAGTTACTTGTTCTCTTATAAGATCCTTCTCCGTTTTATCTTTAAATTCGTCTTGGAATGCAAGTATTTTATCCGCAACCTCTTTATTCATGTCACTTAGTTTCATGGTTTTTACCCCAAATTCTGATTCCAACCCTGCCGCTTGTAAGTCAATTGACATTTCTCCGTCTTTCATTCTCGCGAGGTTGGTTAAGAATTCCTTGTTTTCAGGGTTAATATTTAAACCTTCTAACGCTAACGCCGCCTGTTGACGTTCTTGTAGTGCAATTGCCGATTGGGTAAGTTCAGACATATCTATACCTAATTTAGCCGCAATTTCTCTTGCCTGTCTAAGGTTAGCACCTGTAACTTCAAATCCACCCGTCTCCATATTGTAGGTTGCCAAATTACCCGCCACACCTTCCAATGCTCCCTGTAATCCTTCTACTTCATTGGTTGCCATATACATAAGTCTTAGTGGGTCATTAAAATCTCCAAACGCCGCACCTAAGACACCTAATTCCGCAGATAGTTCTAACGCCCCTTCAGGTGAAAATACTTTATCCGCCACTTTAAATGTTTCACTTAAACTCATTCTGATTTCGGTTGATCTTCTAACCATCTTCTCGAGACCTTCAACTCCTTGTTGAAAACCGTATTCGTTCAGTTTTCCAACATTCTCTATCATTCCTTGGATAGTTTGTCTTGATTGTATTCCAACCTCTAAAGAACGTTTACCAGCATCTGCAATTGATTCTTGTGCTTGTGACGCACCTATACCTACTTTTTCAAAATCATCGTATGCACCAATAACTTCAGACATACTCATACCATAAGCACCCGCGACTTCACCCGCACGTACTAACATATCCGTACCAACTAATGCAAACCTACCTGTATCTTCTATTAGTTTACCCACAGATTCGGACATGTCCTTAAAAGGAATGCCCATTCTCGTTAATTCGGGTTGTGCTTCTGAGACACTTTCTCTAAAGTTTTTTGATAAATCGCCCGCTAAACCTAACTCTTTATTGACAAATGTGAGTAAATAGGATTGTTCTTTAATATAACCACCCATACCATCGAATGATGTTTTTATTAAGGAGTTAACAACATCACCTATAGTTCCCGTTGCACCTTTACCTGACGCATTATAATTCTTAGCCAAATCCGCCAAAGTATCGATCTCAGTAGGTGCAAATTGTTGAAGTCTCGCAGAAGAGAGTAGTGACCCAACGGAGTCAACAATACTAAAATCCATCGAAGAAGAACTATCTTTTTGTTTACTTTGTTCGGCGAGGCGTGCCATCTGTTGTTTGTACTCTTTATCAGAGAGACCACCATCTTTCCATTTTTTAGCTAGTTCTTGTGCCTTATTTAATCCGTCCATATAGATAAATACTAGTCGGTAGACTTTTCTAACTCTATAATTCTCTCAACATAGTATCTACGCATGAAGACCGGCATCTCTAACACATCTCTGTGTGAGAACCCTTTTCTTAATAAAAATAAGGTTTCAGTAAACTGCGCGCTTTTATATTCCGTAGAAAGGACGAAAAAACTCCACCCCAAAGTCTACTCTAAAAGTGACTTTTTCTCCTGATGGGGCGACTGCGTGGTGTACTAAGTTTACACCTGGTTTTACTTTATTGATATATTTTCTGAAATTTTGAGAGTCTAATATCGGTAAGGTTTCAATGAAATTTCTTATGTTCATTTGATCTTTATTACCTTTAACACTCTTAATTAGTTTTCCTAATCTTTTTGTAACAATAGGAGGTGCACCAAGACCGTTCCAACTTTTAGTTATATCTTCTAATTCTTGTTCGTCTTTTGGTGTAAGAAATTTAAATGTGATATCTACTTTAGATTTTTCCATAAAATATGGATACTCACCGTTTTCGTCACCTTTTAAATCGAATTCTTTATATGTAAGTTCACTTAAATCAACTGTATGTTCAAATGTCTCTTCTGTTTTAGGGTCTTTTAACACTAGTTTTAATTCGGAACCAAACGCAGTATTACGTAAGAAAATTAGGATTGCCTCTTTATCTTCTCTTGTTAAATCTTCAACAGGTACATCTTTAGTTAAAACTTTTCTTTTTAAAAGTTCTGTGACAATGTCTCCATTTGCCGCTAAGTTTGGTGAGGATAATACGTTCTCATCTGCCGCAGTTAGGTATGCTACCTTTAATGATTTCGTACCATTTGGATAGTATATACCTCTACTTGGTAATTCAACAACATCGTATTGAATTGTTGGGTCTATTCTATATTCGTTTTCCATACTGTTTAAATGTAACTATTAAATAGTGTAAAGTAAAGTTTAAATGAAATAAAAAAGGGGACCCTTATAAAAGATCCCCTTGAAATATATCGACAGATTATTTTTTTAGTATACTTGGATACATCTATCCATTCTTAATGTACAATCAATTGTTGCTAATGCATCATTGTTGTAATCTAACTCGTTGAAGTTCAAGTCAGTCATGAACGAACCTTGTAAAATCCATTTTTCAACCACAACACCTGTTGGGTCTAACATTTCTAATTCAATATCTTTTTTATACCCTGCAGCATAACCCATTCTTCCTGTTACTGATTCTGCGTGTAATCTAAACCATTCCATTAACGCTTGAGACGCTGATGGTCCAATTGGATCTTTAAACTTAACTCTTAGTTCATTCCATACAAATCTACCTGCAACGTAAGTTGAAGTATTTAAGAAAGGAATTTCTACTGAGTTGATTTTTGCACTCGGTCTTGCTGCCGATGTTACATACCATTCGTTGATACCCAATGATGATGGGAACCTAACGATAAATCGGTTAACTCTTTTCGGTTCGTAAGGAACCGGCATTTTCATTAATAAATCTGCCATGTCTGTATTTTTGTTATATTTGTTATTCTATTATTATAAATATATCTCTTCACGAAATATTTTTCTTTTTTATTTGAGAACTACTTGACATTGTCAATTAATTTCCGTATTTTTTTATTACCCAGTAATTACTAGTATGAAATATAGGATATAAAGTATATAATATATTAAATCTAGTATATATTAAACCAGTATATACTGGGGTCATCTCAATTTTTACTTTTGGATAGGGGAGAGTCGTTAGACCCTCCCTTTTCCTTTTTTATTCTATTAGATATTCTCAAATGATGCTCCTGTTGGAGTAATTAAGAATTCTACATCAATGAATTCAAGAGATCTAGTTGGTTTAACGTAAATCTTACCTCTTAGTGTATTCGCGTCTATATCTTCTGGATCGTTAGACACTACTACTCTAAATTCGTATAAACCTCTTTCTTTCTTAATAGATTCTAATATTGGATTAACCAATCTTAAAAATTCATTTCTCACTTGTTCGTCATTTTGTTCAAATAACAATCTAACCGCCACCGCTGAAATTAATTTTCTTGCTCTTAATAATAATCTTCTTACGTTGATTCTGTCAAGTGCAGATTCTCTAACTTGTAATGTTTTATTACCCCAAATTATTGTTCCCGTATCTGAGAATGTTGCAATTGGGTTAATTCTTGCATTATATAAGTCATCTCTATTATCTAATGTTAACTTCTTTCTCGCTTTGATTGAGTTTACCAAACCTCTTTGGTACCCTGCTACTGCGAACCAAGGATAAGAAACATTATCGGTCAATGCAATGTTTTTAACAACTTCACCTGTTGGTGGAATGTATAATTGAGTCGCATTGTCCCCGTCTCTTACTTGTATCCAAGGCCAATATGTTGCTGTATAGTTAGTATCTAAATCAACTTCATCCAATTGGTCAACTATTTCGTCAACATCTGAAGTATTAGGAGAATTAGCAATATATAAAGAATCCGCTCTATCACCTTCAATCATATCAATTGCTTGATTAGTTAATGAACTGTGATTATAGAAATCTAAACCTGGAGTTGCAAATATATTAATGTCTACCGCTTCAGGATTAGAGAATGTTTCGATTCCCGCTAAATATGAATAGTAATCTGAGTTTCCAACAGTATCACTAAATACACCCTGATTAGATGTGTGTCCACTTACATAAGTGTTTTTACCGAAGATATAACCATCCCCATTTGTTCTTGTTCCTCTATAGATATCCCAACCATCAAAACCACCACAAACTGTGAATGTGAATTTTCTGTATGATTTAGTTTCTAATAAACCTTTATTGTTTCCTTCTAAATCGTATGGTGTTGTTTTAAAACCTGATATACCAGACGCTTGACTTGAAAGGTGGAAACTATGTGAGGTTGAACTCGCAGCGTTTCCTTTATATTCAAATAAATCTCTATCAAAACCAATTTGAGATGATAAACCTAAAGTAACTTTTCTGATTTTATCCCCGTTAGTTTTTTGTTCTGTACCTTGTGAGTTATAAGAAATAACATCACCCGCTACATTATATTTTGTTTTAAATAATATATTACCAACTTTAGATGTACCTAAGATATCTGATGTAAATCCTTTAAATCCTGCAGGAAATGCATCCACAGGTGCTTCTTCAGCCATGTTCAACATTATATATTTTGAACGTAACTCATATTCACCATCTGCAGTACCTATCTTTTTAGCAATGTAACCAGGTAAATCAGGGTTCATTGTACATCTTGAGAATTTTTCAAGTACTGAAACGTTATTATCAGTATCATTGAAGTCTCTAATAATCATATCAAACTCACCTGAATCAAGGTCAATGTTTTGAACTTGTATTTTTAATTGTGTGTTCGCTGCGTCCCCATCGGAAATACTAATCACACTAAATAAGTCAGAAACAATACCACCTCTCACTTCAGATACAACTGTTGGTGATGCTGGTGTTTCCCACTGATTTAAATAATCATTACCCACATTATGTGAGATATGGTCAATATCTAAACCTCTAACAAGTCCTTGACCGTAAAGTGCTGATAATAATTTCGGGTACTCTTCAAAAACATAAAGAGGTACTTCATTTTTCTTCTTATCGAAATTAGTGTTACCTAATACTTTAGAAACATACTTGGTAGATGATGTGTTCAACGTACATGTAAATGACTTAGCACCACTCGTAGAACCTGTAACACTAAGTGTAAATTCTGATAGTGGGTCAGTCCCTAAAGTAGATGATGTAACATCTACGTCAGTTGATAAACCTAATTCAAGTTTTAATGTTTGTCCTTGGTATGATCCTCTTGATCTCAATGATAATACCACTATATTGTCGTAGTCAGAATTTACTTCCGCCCCATATTTAAATTGAGTTATTTTAAACCCGTCTGCCGTTGCGTCAAATACGAAAAGGTATGAATATACCCCGTCGACATCCCCAAGACCATCTACTGAGAAGTACGTATTGTACCAATTGTTATTGTTGTTTGTACCTATTGGACCTGACACCTCTAAAGATGAGTTTAAACTCACTGTCTCTGAACCATCAACTAAACCAATAGTAAACCATGTTCCGTCAACCGCACTAAGATTATTAATAGAATCAACAATACTGTCTCCGTCATTCGCCACCTTTCCTGAAAGATCTGATGCGAATGTACTTGTGGAGATATTTGTTGAAGTTCCTGAAAGTGAGTCTACTGTATTTGTAGTTCCACCTGTAAGGTCTACTGTTATTCCCCCTAATGTTTTAATTGCGTATGTTATTTTTGGTACGTAACCCGTTAAACCTAAAACTCTTGTTACGAACAATTGGTTAGATTCTTGGAGGTATGATTTTGCAACATAACCCAACTCGTATTTTGGATTACCGTCCGAAAATTTGGTTGGTGAAGTAGGTCCAAAATATGTTTTGAATTCGTCAAAATTTCTTATTAGAATTGGTTCAAATGCAGGTCCTTTTAGTGCCTCACCTGATAACCCTAATGTGGTCACACCCACACTTTGTGCTACGAACGTTAAATCCTTTTCTGAGGTATATACACCTGGAGAAACGAATACTCTGTTTGAATTTGCCATCGATTAACTTTAATTATAAATTTTTATTGTTTACTATAAATATCTTAGTTTTTAGTAAAGAGTTCCCAAGTTTTCTATTTTAGGATATTTAAAGATAATTTTTTATCTATATTTATCTTTATGAGCGACAAAACCCCCAAAAACATCAAAATAAGTCAAAAACACCACGATATCTTAAAAAAGTATTGTGACGATAATGGTTTTAAAATTTATAAAGTTGTGGAAAAGTGGATAGAAAGTAATTGTGTGGACCGAAAAAGAGGTTTATATGGTGAATAGGTTTCTGCCAATTAAAATTGTAAACCTTGTTCTACGCACTTTGATTTCTGCCAATTAAAATTCAAAAAAATATCCCAGTAGTTTTTTTATAAAACCCAAAAAACCCAGTGGGTTATTAGAATAAATAAGTAATACCTATTCTTGATCCGACTCGAGGAGTACCATTTAGTGTTACTTCAGTACCACCCGTAATATCGAAATCACTACCTTCTTCTAATAATAGACCGTTTAAATCTAAACTAATAACACTATCTATATTGTTTGTTGTAGTAAATGAAAGACCACCTCCTGAGTAATCAAAATATTCTGTAGAAACCTGTCTCACATTTCCGTCGGAATCTACAAAAACACTTGACCTACCTTTATAATATGTTATAGTAACTTTAGCCCCATCTCTTGGAGGTTCAACAAAACTTATTTTAGATGTCAAAGAAACGTGGTTGAATTCAACACCTCTCTCTTGTAACAAACCATTAATTGTTACATTAAATAGAATACCTATTGTTTCACCTACACTGAAAATTGTTTGGACACCATCGGCAGTAAAGTTAGCAACTGTAATCTCTAAGTTTTTGGTGAGGTATTTTTTCTCAAAATTATTACTTTGGATAAATTCGTTCATTAAAAACAATCTACTAACCGCAGGTTTTACTTCAAACTCTTCGTCATCTATGATAAACCCTAATAATGTAAATTTATAGTTTTGAACATAAAATCTTCTTGAGTCTAATTCTACAGGTGTATTGTCTTCAATACTATCTAACACTATTGGAACATAATGTCCCTTAACAGTTGTATACGCTTGTCTAGAAGAAAACTTTTGTAATATTGTTTGATTAAATTTATTTAAATCTCTGAATCTTGAACAAATAATAGTGATTTCATAACTTATATCAATAGGTACAGGTTGAGGTATTTTATAAATATCCGCACCAATTTGAGTACCATTCCATGTTGGTACGGTGGCATAATGAAATTGTTGTCTATCGGGTATTGTTCTTTGTAAACTTGGGTTAGTACCGAGTTGAACATCGGGTTTTCTGATTACACTAATAAAAGGTAACGACGGATTACCATCTAAATTGGCAAAATCCCATGTGTTGGTAAATTCACCCCAACGTTGCGT